AACCAAACCGATCCCGCACACGATGGCAATCAGGAGCGGTGCGAAACCAAACAGCAGGAGTTCGAGCCCGATCTTTTTCATTGTTGGAAACGTAGATCGTCGGCTCGAATGTCCGCAAGTGGGCGTTTCCCGACGGTCGGCTCAATGAGTCCACGGCTTACTCCGTCTCTTGTGGAGAGCGTCTCCACAAACCCACGCGTCTAGCCCGACCGGCACCGCGCCCGCGACATGGCGGCATGGCCGCCAGCACTGCTTCCACACTCGACCTGTCCAGCTTGCCCGCGCCGGACCTAATCGAGCTTCAGTCGTTCGACACCGTCTTCGCCCGGATGGTGGCAGACGTGCAGGCGCGGCTACCCAGCTTCGACGCCACCGTCGACTCCGATCCGGCGGTCACCGTGCTGCAGGTCGCGGCCTATTGGGTGCAGCTGCAGTGCGCCGCGATCAACGACCTTGCCCGGCAGCAGATGGTTGCCTTTGCCACCGGCGCCAATCTCGACCATCTCGCCGCTCTAGTGCGCGTCCAGCGTCTGACGCTCGACAGCGGCGATGCTGCGCGCGGCCTGACGCCGACGCTCGAGAGCGATGCCGAGCTGCGCCAGCGCATCGTGCTTGCGCCTGAAGGCTTCACCGTCGCCGGTCCCGAACGGGCCTATGTGTATCACGCGAAGTCTGCTGACGGCGCCGTGCGCGACGCCAGCGCAACGTCGCCGGCTCCAGGCGAGGTGCTGGTATCCGTGCTGGCGCGTGACGGCGACGGCACCGCACCTGCGGATCTGCTCGCCAGGGTGCAGGCGAGCGTTAACAGCGACAGTGTGCGCCCGCTCGGCGACCTGGTCAGCGTTGCCTCTGCCAGGATCCTCCCATTCCGTGTCGAAGCGCGCCTGGTCACCTTCAGCGGGCCGGATGTAGAGCTGGTGCGCGCCGCCGCGCGCACGGCGCTCGACACCTACATCGCCGACAGCCGGCTGCTCGGCCGCGACATCACCCGTTCTGGCCTCTACGCGGCCCTCCACGTGCCAGGCGTGATGCGTGTCGACCTGATGTCGCCCGCAGCGGACATCGTCTGCGATGACACCGAGGCAGCGTACTGCACCGGCATCACCCTGACCCATGGCGGCCATGGCGCCTGACCGTCCCTCGCTGCTGCCGCCCAATTCGACGCTGCTCGAGCGCGCTCTCGAGCAGGCGACCACGCGCATTGGCGATGTTCCTTACCCGTTGGACCTGCTGTGGGATCCACAGCGCTGTCCCGTCGATCTGCTGCCATGGCTTGCATGGAGCCTCTCGGTCGACAGCTGGGATCCCGAGTGGAGCGAGCAGGATAAGCGCGACGCAGTCGCCAGCTCGATCGCGCTCCATTACACCAAGGGCACGCCCGCCTCGGTGAAATCCGTCTTAAGTCGCTTCGACGATCTGCTCGAGCTGGTGGAGTGGCACCAGGCGACCCCGCGCGCAGATCCACACACCTTCGAGATCCGCCTGCCCATCGCCGGCAACGGCGTGGCACCGGGCGGACGCCGCGCGACCGCAGCATTCGCGGAAGCCATCGTGCGCGACGTGTCGCGCGTGAAGCCGACCCGCGAGCATTTCATCCTCGCCCAGACGCTCGCGCTCACCAGCGCGGTCGGCCTGCAGGGCGCCGGCCGCCTGGTCGACGTTCGCCGCGCCGATACCACCCCCGACTTCGACACCTCGCCCGCCTGGGGTTTCTATCTTCAGACCGAGGATGGCGAACCGCTTCAGGCCGAAACCGACGCCTTTCTGGACACCGCCCCATGAGCAAGCTCGTTCTCGTCATCACCCAGGCGGGCCAGGCGCGGTTCACCGCCGCGCAGCTGGGCGACGCGATCGACCTGAAGGTCGCGCGCGTCGGTCTCACCGCACAGCCTTTCGTCGCCGCACCGACACTCACCCGGCTCCCCGGCCAGTTCCGCCAAGTCGACACGGTCTCTGGCGAGGCGGTCGGCGACAACGTCGTGCACATGGTCGTACGCGACGCGGAAGCCATCGCTTACACGGTGCGCGGCTTCGGCCTGTTCCTCGCCGATGGCACGCTGCTCGCAGCCTACTGCCACGACACCCCGCTGTTCGAGAAGTCGACGGTCAGCGAGATGCACCTCGCCCTCGACATCGCCTTCCCGACCGACCAGGTGGCCGCGCTCAGCTTCGGCGACACCAACTTCCTCAACCCGCCGGCAACCACCGAGACCCAGGGCGTTGCCGAGCTGGCAACGCAGGCAGAGGTGGACACCGGCACCGACACCGTGCGGATCGTGACGCCGCGCACGCTGGCGCAACGCCTCTCGGCGCTGACCGGCTCGATCTTTGGCCGGCGCATCAGCACCGGCGGCCTCGCCGCCGGTGGCGGCGACCTCACCGCCGACCGCACCATCACTGTGCCTGCGGCGTCCGCGGCAGAAGCGGACGCCGGCGCCCTCGCGAACAAGGCGCTGACCCCGGCAAGCCTGGTCAACATGCTGGCATCCATCGCCGCGCGCGTGCCGCTGGTTCGCCGCATCAACACCGATGGCCTGGCGCTGGGCGGCGGCAGCCTCGCCACCGACGTCACGATCTCGGTCCCGGCGGCGACGGCCGAGCAGCTGCTCAACGCCGTCGCCGGCAACGTCGCGCTCACGCCGGCGTCGTTCGGCGGGCTCGCCAAGCTGTTCGATGCGTCGGGCTACTACACGCTGCCCGACGGGTTCATCGTCCAGTGGGTGACCTATCGGGCGCTGCTCGCGGACGAACCCGCCGTGACGGTCGCTTACCCCATCGCCTTCCCCAACGGCTGCCTGTTCGCGCTGAGTTGCCCGTACATCTCCGCGGTCAGCCAGGCGCGTGACGGGTGGACCCAGATCGTCGGCGCTCCCGGTGCTGCCTCGTGCGTCGTCCAGGTCCAGGCCGACGATCAGAACGACCGCCGCATCGACGGCATCAACCTCCTTGTGTTCGGACGCTGACGCCATGGCCAAGATCACCGCGCTCGACGTTGCCGAGGCGCTCTCGGGCGACGAACATCTGCCGATCGTCCAGAATGGCACCACCCGACGCGCCACCATGGCTGGCCTTCGTGATCTGATCACGCCGTTCCTGCAGAATTGGTACAAGGGCGACCGGGGCGAGGCCGGCGGCAATGTCATGTCGGTCGGCACCTTCGCGCAGATGGCCGCCCGCTCGAACATGGTGCACAGCGGCACAACCCGGATCAAGCTTGCCGACCGCCTCGGCGTGGAGTTCGTCTACGACCCGACCGTTGACGCCGACTATGTGGCCGCCAACCCGAACAGCGCCTTCCTGACCCGCACCGAGCAAGGCGCAACCCGCGGCTTCGTGCTGGCGCCGGTCGATATCCACGTTGAGCAGCTGGGGGCGGTCCCCTATCCGCTGGGCGCGGACTCCACCGCTGCGATCCGCGACGCCATCGTGATCGCTGCGGCGAAGGGTGGCCGCGTGGTTGGATCTCCAGGCAAGCAGTACGCGGTCAATGGCGGCGGGCTCGGCACCTGGTTCACCGGCGTCCAGTTCGGAGATCTCGGAATCCGACGCAGCGGCGTCATCACCGCAGCGCTGCTGAGCATCCTGACTGCTGGCGTGTTCTACGCGGACGGTCTCACGATCGAAGAAGCGACCGATCACTCGTCGCAGTTCGCCTCGATCGAGGTCGATCATGCACGCGCGGAACTGAACTTCACCCGCATCCGCGCGTGGAAGGGCTACTCCGGGCTGTGGATCAAGCAGTGCGCACGCGCCTCGGTCAGCTATTCCGACTTCGGCTATTCGTCGCACCCGATCTACCTCGGCCGCAACGACGTCACCGGCCTCGGCGCAACCTACGGCTACGTCGACAACGTCTCGATCTACAACTGCCGGGGGCACCACGCCAAGGTCGGCGGCGATGGTCTCAAGACGGTGTCGCGGGTCCGCTTCCTCGATGTGGTCGAGGGCGAGTACCACGACAATGCCCAGGACGGGATCGACCTCTTCGCCGGCTGCATGAAGGCGCGGTTCAACCGCGTGAAGCTGTACGACAACAAGTTCCAGCACTTCGACATCAAGGTCGGGGACTCGGCAGGGGGCGTGGCCAACTATCCGGAAGTCGATTGGGGCGAGCGCCGCGACATCCTGATCGATGCCTGCATCATGGACCGCGCCGGCTACAATGCCGTCAAGGTCTTCGGCGACGACGTCAACGGCTATTACAAGCGTGTCACGGTCACCAAATGCCAGATCGACTTCAGCGGTGGCCACGGCATCGTCATGCGTGGCCTGGGCTGCATCATCGACGGAAACACCGTGCGCCGGAGCGGGCAGAACCCGGCTACCGCCGAGCTTGCTGGCATCTCGGTCCAGTACGACAGCCCGACCATCAGCAGCTTGCGCGTCGTCCTCAACATCGTGATCGACAACGGGCGGCCCGATGCGCCCGGCTCGGCCGGCATGCTGTTCACGAACTGCTCTGGTGCACACATCTCCGGCAACGTCACCGGTAACCAGGACACCACCAACCAGCGCATCGACTATTTCTTCAACGGCGGCACGGGCAACTATCTCGCCCATGCGACTTTCCTGGGGCCGGTGGCGAACCCGGTCATCTGTAGCCAGGCAGGCAACATCATCTTCGGCGAGAACTGCGGCTTGCCAGTCCGGAAGGTGCAGACGCTGACCATCCCCGTGGGCTCTCAGTCCGTCCAGGTCGCGCATGGGCTGTGCTGCCGCCCGCTGGCGCTGGATCACGTCCGGGTTGAGTATCTCGGAGACCCGCAAAATACCAAGGCGGTCTTCCCCGGTGCCACCTCGCCGACGCAAGTAACTGCCCTGACCAACGCGGCAGTCACTGGCGCTGCGGTCAGCATCCGCGTGACGGTCGATCTGCGGGGAGAGCCGAACCCTTACCCGTTCTCCTACACCGTCTCCGCCTAACCGAATTGAACAGCTTCAGAGAGGCAGTACGATGCGCCTTCTTATTCTCGCCTCCACCAAGGCAAACGACGTCATGACCGCGAATGTGGTGGAGACCAACTACGCGTTCCGGTTCACCAACAGGGCGGATCGCACCCGCCTCTTCGATCACCTGGAAGCGGCAGCCGACATCGACCGCACCGACGCGTTCATCACGGTGCTTCCCGACGGTGTCGAGCCTCCCAGCTTCCTTGCCGCTGCCACCGGCCAGTTTATCGAGGCGGCTACCTACGAGTTCGAGAAGTGGCCCGATCCTGAGCCCCTCGACGAAGTGCTGATCTAGGTAGCATACCCCAGAGCATTGCCCGGGCAAGTAGCGCGGCTACGGCGATTGCCGGTCCTCGCCTTGCTCTTGTGAAGACGCTCTCCACAAGACCGCCAACGCGCGAAGCCTACCCGACCTCGCCAAGGTCAAATGATGGGCGACACTCTCGATACCACTCGACTGATCGGCGACGTCGCGCGGTATGGCGTGGTCGTGTCGCGCAGCGGCGACACCTGCCGCGTGCAGGTCGGCGACCTGGTCACCGGCGACGTGCCGTGGATCTCCGGCCGCGCCGGCAGCGCGCGCGTCTGGTCGCCGCCAAGTGTCGGCGAGCAATGCCTGCTGATTTGTCCGGAGGGCGATGCCGCAGCCGGCGTGGTGCTGCCGGGCCTCTTCTCCGACGCCAACCCCGCACCGGCGGATGACGACGCATGGCTGGTGACGTTCGAAGACGGCACCCGCCTGCGGTACGATCCCGGCGCCCATGCGCTGGAGGCGATCCTCGCCGCCGGCGGCACGGCCATCATCGACGCGCCCGGGGGGCTGATCATCCGCGGCCCGGTTACGATCGAAGGCACGCTCACCGCGTCTGACGACGTTGTCGCAGCCGGCAAGAGCCTGAAGGATCATGTGCACCTGAAGGTGCAGCCCGGCGGCGGCATCTCCGGAGCGCCGCAATGATCGGCATGGACGCTCTCACCGGCAAGCAGCTCTCCGGCGCGGAGCACCTGGCGCAGTCGGTCGGCAAGATCCTCGGCACGCCGCTGGGCACCCGCGTCGGTCGGCGGGACTTCGGCTCGCGCTTGCCCGAACTGCTCGACCAGCCTCTCAACGCCCGCACCCGCGTGCTGATCTACGCCGCCACCGCCGATGCCCTGCGGCGCCACGAGCCGCGCATCGCGCTTTCCCGCGTCACCTTCGTGGCTGGCGAACAGTCCGGCAGCGCGGTGCTGACGCTGCAGGGCACCCGCACCGACGTCGCAGCCGCTGCGTCCTCCCTCCTGTCGCTCACCGTTCCCGTCCGCGCCGCTTGAAAGGATCCACCATGGCTGCCCCTGCTGAATACCGCCACGGCATCACCGTCTCCGAAACCACCACCGCCCGGCGCACGATCTCGACGATCGCCACCGCCGTGATCGGCCTGATCGCGACCGGCCCCGCCGCCGACGCCGCCGCGTTCCCGCTGGACCGCCCGGTGCTGGTCGAGGATCTGCCCGCCGCCATCGCCAAGGCCGGCGCGACCGGCACGCTCAAGCACGCGCTCGAGGCGATCCTCGCCCAGGTGCGCGCGCCCGTCGTCGTCGTGCGCGTCGCCGATGCGGCCGACGCGGATGCCACCTCGCTCAACGTGATCGGCACCGACGTCGCCGGCCGCCGCACCGGCATGCAGGCGTTGCTCGCGGCCGAGGCGCTGGTCGGCGTCAAGCCGCGGATCCTCGGTGCGCCCGGCCTCGACGATGCCGATGTTGCCGAGGCACTGGGCGAGCTGGGCGACCGGCTGCGCGCCATCGCCTATGCACGTGCGGAGGGGGACGACGTCGAGGAGGTCATCGCCTACCGCGCCGCCTTCACCTCGCGCGCGCTGATGCTCATCCACCCGGATTTCACCGTCCGCACCGCCGGCGAGATCGTGACCAGCTACGCCGTTGCCCATGCGATGGGCCTGCGCGCCGCGATCGACAAGACGCAGGGCTTCAACAAGACGCTCTCCAACGTGCCGGTTGCGGACGTGGTGGGCATCACCCGCGACATCGCCTTCGACCTGCAGGATCCGGAGTGCGACGCCAACCGGCTCAACGCCCACGACGTTACCACGCTGGTGCGGTTGAACGGCCAGCTGCGCTTCTGGGGCTCGCGCACCTGCTCGGCCGACGCGAACTTCGCCTTCGAAAGCGCGACCCGCACCGCCCATATCATCGCCGACACGATGGCGAACGGCCTGGCCTGGGCGATCGACAAGCCGCTGGTGCCCAGCCTCGCGCGCGACATCGTCGAGGAGATCAACGCCGCGTTCCGCCAGATGAAGTCGGGCGGCCAGATCCTGGGCGCTGAGGCCTGGTACGATCCGAGCCGCAACCCGACCGAGAGCCTCAAGCTCGGCAAGCTCGCCATCTCCTACCGGTACACGCCGACGCCGCCGCTCGAGCACCTCGGCCTGGTGCAGGAGATCACCGACGAGTTCCTCGCCGACTTCTCCAGCCTCGTCACTGCCGGCTGACCGCACTCACGCCCCTAGAATTGGAGAACCACCATGGGCTTCCCCCGCAAGCTTAAGCAGATGGCGCTGTTCATCGACGGCCGCTGGGTCGACGAGACCGCGTCGGTCACCCTTCCCAAGCTCACCCGCAAGCTCGAGGAGTATCGCGGCGGCGGCATGGGCCGCCCGGTCAAGACCGACATGGGCGGCGAAGCGCTCGAGGCCGAGTTTACTTGCGCCGGCATCGTGCGCGATGTGCTGCGCGGCTACGGCGCCTCGATCGCCGGCGTCGCGCTCCGCTTCGCCGGCTCCTACGAGAACGACGACACCGGCGAGATCACGTCCGTCGAGGTCGTGCTGCGCGGTCGATACGAAGAAATCGACATGGGCGAGAGCAAGCCCGGCGAGGATACTGAGATGAAGGCGAAGATGGCGGTCGCCTATTACAAGCTCGTCTGGAACGGCCGCACCGAGATCGAGGCCGACCCGGTCAACATGATCGAGATCGTCGACGGCATCGACCTGATGGCGCCCCACCGCATCGCGATCGGCCTCGCCTGATCCCCGGCGCCGGCTCGCCGGCGCCGGCCTTTCTCCCGCTCCTAGGAACCGACCATGACCGACCAGACTTCCGCGCCCGCGGCCAATTCCAAGCTCCGCAAGTTCAAGCTCGACCACGAGATCGTCGTCGCCGGTGAGGTCCTGCATGCAGCCGGTGCCGAGATCTCCGTGCGCAAGCCCACCGCTGGTGAACTGCGCGGGCTCACCCTCATGGGGCTCAGCCAGCTCGACACCAGCCAGCTCGCCCGGCTTGCGCCTCGCGTCACCATGCCTGTTCTCACCAAGCAGGCGGTAGACGCCATGGACCCGGCCGACTTCATGCAGTTCGGTGGCGAGGTCATGGATTTTTTGCTGCCGACTGCCGCGAAGGAAGCGGTCTCCCCGACCGAGTAGAAGACGCCATGGCCGACCTGGCGCTCGTCTTCGGATGGGTGCCGGCGGCCATGGACGTGATGAGCCTGCCCGAATTGATGGAGTGGCGCGATCGCGCCGCCAAACGACGCAATCCGAAGGAGTGAGCCGGTGGCCGACCGCAACCTGCGCATCCGCATGCTGCTCGAGGCGAGCGATCGGGTCACCCGGCCGCTGCGCTACATCGCCGGCGGCTCGACCCGCGCCGGCCAAGCGCTCAAGATCACGCGCGACCGGCTGAAGGAGATCAACCAGGCGCAGCAGGACGTCGCCGGCTTCCGCCGGCTGAAGGCGGGGCTGCGCACCACTGAACAGGCCATGCAGGCCGCCCAGACGCGCGTGGGCCAGCTCGCGCGCGAGATGCAGGCGACCGACAATCCGACGAAGAAGCTGGCGGCCGACTTCGCCCGCGCGAAGCGCGAGGCGCAGCAGCTCGGGCAGCAGCACGACAGCGAGAGCCGCCGCCTACAGGAGCTGCGCGACCGGCTGCGCGCCGCCGGTGTCGCCACCAACGATCTCGCCCGTCACGAACGCGATCTGCGCCAGCAGGCCCGCGCCACCAATGATGAGCTGGCTGAGCAGGAACGCCGCCTGCAGGCTGCGACCGCCCGCGCACAGCGCATGGCTCGCGCTCGTGACGGCTTCGGCCGCGTCCAAGGTGCGGCGGTCGGCCTTGCTGCCAGCGGTGCCTCGGGCATCGCGACCGGTATGGCGCTCGGCCGCCCGCTGATCGGCGCGATCGAGGACGCGCAGGCCTACGAATCCGTCATGACCGACATCGGCCAGAAAGCCGACCTGTCGCGCGAGGCATCCGCGCAGATGGGCCGCAACCTGCTGGTCGCCGCCGGCAAGGCCAACCAGTTGCCGGAGGCGCTGCAGCAGGGCGTCGACGTGCTGGCGGGCTTCGGCCTCGATCCGCGCCAGGCGGTGGAGATGATGACGCCGATCGGGCGCGCGGCCACTGCCTACAAGGCCGAGATCGCGGATCTCGCCTCAGCCTCCTTCGCCGCGCATGACAACCTCAAGGTGCCGCTTGAGGACACCGCCCGCATGATCGACGTCATGGCGCAGGCGGGCAAGTCGGGTGCCTTCGAGGTCAAGGACATGGCCGCCTATTTCCCGTCGCTGACGGCCGCCTATCAGGGGCTGGGGCAGACGGGCGTCGCCGCCGGCGGCGACCTGTCGGCCGCGCTGCAGATCGTGCGCAAGGGCGCGGGCGACAGCGCCACCGCTGCCGGCAACCTCAACAACATCCTTCAGAAGATCACGTCGCCGGCCACGGTGCGCGCGTTCAAGAAGATGGGCGTCGACCTGCCCAAGTCGCTGAAGAAGCTCTACGCCGAGGGCAAGACCCCGATCGAGGCGATCTCCGAGCTGACCAACAAGACGCTGAAGGGCGACCTGTCGAAGCTCGGCTACCTGTTCGAGGATGCCCAGGTGCAGCAGGGCCTACGCCCGCTGATCCAGAACATGGAGGAATATCGCCGGATCCGCGCCGAGGCGATGGGTGCCAAGGGCACCACCAACACCGACTTCGCCGACCGACTGAACGACAGCGCCGAGAAGACGAAGCGCTGGACGATCACCAGCCAGCGGCTGTCCCGCACCCTTGGCGGCATGCTGATGCCCACCATCAACGCGCTTTCCGACGAGGCCTCCGGCTTTCTCGAGCGCGCGAACGCCTGGGCCGAAGCCAACCCTCAGCTCGCCAAGGGAGCGGCGATTGCCGCCGGCGTCCTCGCCGCGCTGTTCATGGTGCTGGGCGGCGGCGCCATCGCCATCGCCGGCATCCTCGCACCCTTCGCCGCGCTGACCTTCGTTGCCGGAGCGTTCAACATCGCCATGCTGCCGATGATCGGCATCGTCGCCGCCGTCATTGCCGGGATCGCGCTGCTCGCCGGTGCCGCCTACCTGCTCTATTCGAATTGGGGCGGGATCTCCGCCTGGTTCTCCGGGCTCTGGGCATCGGTGAAGGCGATCTTTGCCAGCGCCTGGGCCGACATCGGCACCGCCTTCGACGGCGGCCTGTGGGGCGTCCTCGCCATGCTGTTCCGCTGGGGCGGTTCGGCGCTGGGTGCGCTGTGGTCGATTGGGTCCGCACTGATGCCAAAGCTGTGGGGCGCGCTCTCCGGGGGCGTGGCTTGGGCGATTGGCGCCGCGCCCGGGCTGTTCGGCATGCTGATGGGCGCGATCAAGGCTGTGGTCTGGAATGGGCTGCTGCTGCTCCCGCGCCTCGCGGTGCAGTTCGGCGTCAATACCGTGCGCGGCTTCGTCAGCGGCATGCGCCAGATGTTCGGTTTCCTGCGGGGCGGTATCAACGGCATGGCGCAGTCGGCGGTCGATTGGTTCAAGGCGAAGCTGGGCATCCACTCACCGAGCCGCGTCTTCATGGGCCTTGGCGGTCACATGATGACCGGCCTTGCCAATGGGATCGGTGAGGCGGAACATGCTCCCATCGCGCGCCTAGAGAAGCTGTCGCGCCGAGTCGTCGGGGCCGTCTCCACGGGCCTGACCGTTCCCGCGATGGCCGCCGGCACTGCTCACATTCCCCTGAGCGGTGCCGGCACCTTTTCCCCCGCGACATCCAGCAGCGTCACCATCCAGATCTACCCGACGCCGCAGCAGTCGCCGCAGGACATCGCACAGGCGGTCGCCGCCGAGCTCGATCGCCGCGAGAGCGCCGCCCAGGCGCGCAACCGCTCCAGCTTCACCCGCTCCGAAGGCTGGGAGGAATAACCATGCTGATGGCCTTGGGCATGTTCCCCTTCGACCTGCCGCTGCTCGCCTATGACGAGCTGCAGCGCCGCACGGATTGGCGCCACGCCCGCAACCCGCGCGTCGGCGCTCGCGACGCGACGCAGTTCACCGGACCCGGCGACGACACCATCAGCCTTTCCGGCGTTGCCTATGCGGAGCTGTGCGACGGTCGCGCCTCTCTCGAGGAGCTGCGCCGCATGGCCGACGCCGGCGAAGCGCGCTCGCTGGTGGACGGCGCCGGCTATATCTACGGCGCCTTCGTCATCACCGCGCTGGACGAGAAGCACAAAGCCATCCTGCCGGACGGTACGCCCCTGCGCATCGACTTCAGCCTCGATCTGCTGCGCATCGACGTGGAGCGACGGGCATGAAGCCGCGCAACAACATCCCCGATTTCCGCGTCTACTTGGGAGATCGCGATCTCACCGACAAGCTGCGCCCGCGGCTGATGTCGCTCAGTATCACCGAGAAGCGCGGCGACGAGGCGGACCAGCTCGACCTGGTGCTCGACGACAGCCGCGGCGACATTCCCCTGCCCGCCGCCGGCGCGACGCTGCGCGTACAGCTGGGCTGGCTCTCCGGCGCCGACGTGCAGCCCGGCCTGGTCGATAAGGGCAGCTTCGTGGTGGACGAGGTCGAGCACAGCGGCCCGCCCGACATCGTCACCATCCGTGCCCATGCCGCCGACTTCACCGGCGCGCTCACCACTCGGCGCGAGCATAGCTGGCACAACACCACGCTGGGCGCCGTCGTCGCCGCGCTCGCCGGCCGCAACGGGCTCACCGCGCGTATTGCCCCGGCACTCGCCGCCATCGCCGTGCCCGCGCTCGCGCAGAGCCGGGAGAGCGACCTCGCCTTCCTGCGTGGCCTCGGCCGCCAGCACGACGCGGTCGCCACCATCAAGCAGGGTCTGCTGATCTTCAGCCGCAAGGGCGCCGGCGTGACGCCCACCGGCGGCACCATCCCTCCCCTCACCCTTCACCGGCACGAGGGCGACAGTCACCGCTTCCGCGTCGAGCAGCGCGAGGAGGCGACCGGCATCACCGCCAGCTGGCACGACCGCAAGGGCGCGAAGCGGGAGAGTGTCACCGTCGGCGACCAGGACGGCGCGAAGCACCTGCGCAAGGTCTACCCGAGCGAGGCGGCCGCGCGCGAAGCCGCCAGCGCCGCTAAGGCCCGCGCCGGCCGTCAGCCGCGTAGCCTCGAACTGACGCTCGCCCTCGGTCGCGCCGATCTCTATCCGGAGCGGCGGCTCGCCACTTCCGGGTTTCGGCCGGAGATCGACAACACGGCGTGGCTGTTGGAGGAGGTATCCCACAACCTGTCGAAGGATCGGGGCTACACGCTCAGCGCGAAGCTGGAGGCCGCTTGATCCGTGACATCAAGCGGGAAACAGCCGAGCCCTCAGCACGTCACCCGTCTGCTTCGCCAGCGCGCTCCAGATAGCGAATTGCAAAGCAATCAACGACAGCAGCACTGCACACACAACAAAGGGCCAGCTCGCCCATGTTGCTATCGGGGTGGTGTTGGCCAATTCGAAGAAGCCCGGTGCGAACTTCACCAGCACATAGCCGAAGAACGCCTGTTCCAGGTACGCGGGGATCGCAATCAGACAGAGGACGAACGTGGACACCTCGCTCCACGGCT